GAGTGCTCCCCTTCCTTTGTCAGTCTTGCCATCAATGATAGAGATTGACTCCATAATGGCATTATATACTGCTTTGTCTTGACAGAATTTTTCTGTTTCATCTAACAACCAATCTTCATTGTTGTCGTTTGCCTCAAATCCTTTTACCAACTCATTAGCTGCTGTAAACTGTTCTTCTGATAACCCAGACTTATTACTAAGCTCAACAGATATAGCTTCTATGGTTGGTGGTTGATTATACTTATCAAAGTAATCAACAATAATCTTATAAACAGCTTTGTCTACTTGATCATGAAAGTACTCAGGCTTAAGGTAAGGTATTACCTTCCGAACGTAATCTTCATTCTGAGTCAGGCTGCTCAGTATCGTCCGTTCTATCATCTATATCTCCACCATAACTAAACTTATTCTTCACATAACCTTCAATAGCATCCATCACATCTTGTGTGAAATACTTCTCTGGATCTTTCAATATTGCTTTAGGATATACTTTACCTTGTTCAGTTTCAATTCTGTTAGCAGAGACAGTCCAAGCTTCAGCTTGTACAGCCAGTTCAACAAGTCCATAGTACCTATCAAGACCTGTGTCATAATTAAGTAAACATTCAACTTCAGCATTCTCCTTGCTCAATCGTGACTTAAACATCTTCACTTTTATAATATTACCAACTACTTCTTTACCATCACGTTCTTTCTTCTTAGATAAGAATGCAATAGTACTAGCAGCATACTTCAGTCCACTACCACCACCCATCTCTTTCATTGGAATATAACTACCAATAACTTCATAGACATGGTTAGTAACAATCATAGGTACTTTCAGCTTTGCCAGCTTCAGAGTCAATACTCTGAATGTACCTCTTATCAATTGAGCTTTAGTCATATCTCTTGTATCAACTCCTGCAGTACTATCTGCAATCTCTTTCTCAGAAGATAAGATGCCAAGAGAATCAAGAACCATCATCATAGGAGGACGTTTGTCCTCAGCAGTCTTCTCATATGTATCAAGCACATTGATTGCATGAGCTCTAAACTGCTGAATGGATTGTGGTTCTGCAAGTATTATTCTTTGTGTGTCAATACCTCTGCTTTCCATCATATCCTTAGTGACAGCAGCTTCAGTATCATAGTAGACAACACCTCCAGTAGGATTGTCTATCAAAAATTGTTTCACTACAGCTAATGCAAAGAAAGTCTTACCAGTAGTAGTCTCTCCAGCAAAGGCTGTTATCTTGTTATTAGGTACTCCTCCGTAAATGCTTCCAGACATTACAGCATTCAATATATACGAACCTGTATCAACTGTACCAGAGAACTCAGCAGAACCTCTACCGTCTGCTGCTATTGTGGTATCTTCATCCTTTAAGTCTTCCGCTAGATTACGAAAAAAGTCACTCATCCTGTATAAACCTCTTTAAGTTTGTCACTAAATTCTTCGACCTTCTCCAAACGATTAGGCCAATAGATATATTCTTTCTCGGGATTCTTTTGTAAGTTATTCAGCAATGGCTGAATCATATTGTATAGTGTATCACATTTCTCTTTAAGAGTCAACGCTTCTTTTGATATTTCATCAGCTTTTGCTGAGGTA